GGATTTTCACAACCTTTATCTGAACTTGTTAATTTAAATTTAATAGTATTAAAAGAAATTATAGAATTCAATAAATTATTTGATAGATATTTTTTCTTGAGATCAAATGTAAATTGTGTGCATCCAGATAATGATAAACAATTTTCTAAACCACACATAGATCATGATTTCCCACATTTCAACTTACTTGTATATTTAAGTGGTGATGGTGAAACAATTGTAGAGGATGAAAATTATTTTCCACAAGAAAATGATATAATTCTTTTTACAGGAAAACATTACATGAAAAGACCAAGTAATGGTAGAAGGATAATTCTTATTTCTACTATATTTGAATACAACAAAAACAATGACTAAATCAACTTTCGCTAAAACTAAAGCACAAATCAAATCCTATCAATACTACTTATTCTGGGGTGCTTGCACTGTCGCAGTAATGGCAGGACAAATCTTTGTTGGTGCAGGATATCAATCAATGTCTAACTCAGTAAAAGACCTTACTGAAATGATTGAAATTAAAATGGAATGGGAAGAATTAAGAAGAAGAGGCACAGGTCCTTATATGCCAATGAGAGAAATGATTGACCCTGATGATTATATTATTTGGGAATCAATTGATTAATGTCTCTAAAATCTTTTAAAACACCACTACGCTATCCTGGTGGCAAGTCTCGTGCTTGCAAAAAGATGGAACCATTCTTTCCAGATTTAAGAGATTATAATGTATATTATGAACCATTTTTAGGTGGTGGTAGTGTAGCATTACATATTACAAAAAAATATCCTAACTTAAAGATTGTTGTTAATGATTTGTATGAACCATTATATAATTTTTGGTTACGATTACAAGTTGATGGTGACTATGTTCACACGGAACTTCAACAACTAAAATCAAGATTTCCTGATCGTGGTTCAGCAAGAGGATTATTTGAAGATGCAAAAGAAAAATTATATGACTTAGATGTTACAGATAAAGACCGTGCAGTTTGTTTTTATATTATAAACAAATGTTCCTTTAGTGGTCTTACCGAATCATCATCATTTTCAGAACAAGCTAGTGATGCAAACTTCTCAATGAGAGGTATTGACAAGTTACCAGTCTACAGTAAGTTAATTAGTAATTGGTATATTACAAATGTTAACTATAAAGTTTTGTTAGGAGATAAAGAAAAAACCTTTGTATACCTTGACCCACCTTACGATATCAAGGATAATTTGTATGGTAAGAAGGGTTCTATGCATAAAAAATTTAATCACGATAATTTTGCAGAAAGTTGTGAAATATATAATTGTGATATGTTAATCAGTTACAATTCAGATCAATTAGTTAAAGATAGATTTAAAGATTGGAATTGTGCTGAATTTGATTTGACATATACTATGCGTTCAGTAGGAGAGTATATGAGAAATCAAAAAACAAGAAAAGAATTACTTCTCTTTAATTATAATACAGGAGTATTTTAATGGACGAAAGACCATCAAACATGTATCAGGACATGAAGAAACTTAATATGCTCTACGAAGAGATGTGTTGGGATAATGATGACATCATTGAATTTTATCCTGACTATGATAGTAATACAATTATCATTCGTAATAAAACTATGGATGAGGAAATGATTAGCGGATAGTATGTCAGAATTTATTCAACGTCATATCGGACCATCAGAATCAGAACAACGTAAGATGCTTGCTGATCTTGGTCTATCAACTATAGATGAATTGGTCAGAGAGATTGTACCCGATTCAATTTTACTTCGTGGTGATAGTAAATTACAAGAGGGTTGTAGTGAGCAACAGGCACTTACAGAATTAAAAGATATTGCTTCACATAATATTGTTAAAAGAAGTCTTATTGGTCAAGGATATTATGGAACGATTACACCACCAGTAATACAAAGAAATGTATTTGAGAATCCTGCTTGGTATACATCTTATACTCCTTATCAGGCAGAGATATCACAAGGTAGATTAGAAGCACTATTTAATTACCAAACATTAATCACAGAACTTACTGGACTTCCAGTTGCAAATGCATCATTATTAGATGAAGGAACTGCAGCTGCAGAAGCGATGATACTTGCATATAATCAAGGTAAGAAAAAAGATTTTGTAGTTGACAGTAAAATATTTTCACAAACATTAGATGTTTTAAAAACGAGAGCAAAACCACTTGGTATTAATATAATTAAAATTGATTTAGATGCAACAATCGCACTAGAAGAATTTGCAAATGCATTTGGATTGTTAGTTCAATTACCAGATAGTAATGGGAGATTAAAATACCATGAAGGACTACTAAGATGTGCTGATGTTTACAAATGTATGAAGATTGCAATTGTAGATCCATTGTGTCAGGTATTAATGAAACCTGTAGGAGAGATGGGATTTGATATCGCAGTTGGTAGTATGCAGAGATTTGGAATACCTATGGGTTTTGGAGGACCTCATGCAGCATTTTTTGCAATAAGTGAGAAATATAAACGTAAGATTCCTGGACGTATTGTAGGGCAGTCGGTAGATAGTCAAGGTAATAAAGCACTACGGTTAGCATTACAAACAAGGGAACAACACATAAGACGAGACAAAGCAACATCCAATATATGCACTGCCCAAGCACTCCTCGCCAATATGGCAGGTTTTTACGCTGCTTACCACGGTGCGGAAGGTCTGAAAAAAATAGCAACCAGAGTATTAAGATATAGACAAACGTTATTACTAGCATTGAAATGGTGTGGTTTAGAAGTTGACGAATCAGAAGGATTTGATACTGTAAGATTTAAAGTTGAAAAAGAAAAGGTGAATAAACTTATCAAAGATTTTAATATTAGATATGAAGATGAATATGTAATTTTATCTGTTGATGAATTGACAACCACAGAAGAATTGCAAAAGATATTTGATGCAGTCGCAAATTATGAAATTTTTGCAGATCAAATATTTTCTTCTATGTCATCTACAAAATGGAAAAGTATTCCATTAAGAACTAAACCTTGGTTAAGACAAGAAGTTTTTCATAAGTATCATAGTGAAACCAATATGATGAGATATATTAATGAATTGGTATCAAAAGATTTTTCATTAGTAAATGGTATGATGCCACTTGGAAGTTGCACGATGAAACTCAATGCAGCGTCAGAACTTATGCCTGTAAGTTGGAATGAGTTTGCAAATATGCATCCATTTGCACCAGAAAATCAAACACTTGGATATCAAAGAATTATGTTTGATTTACAAGAATGGTTATGTGATATCACTGGATTTGAAGAAGTGTCATTACAACCAAATGCAGGTTCACAAGGAGAGTATGCAGGTCTACTTGCAATACAAGAATATCATCGAAGTAATGGTGATACAAAAAGAAATATATGTTTAATACCTACAAGTGCACACGGAACTAATCCTGCATCAGCAGTAATGGCAGGTATGAAAATTGTTCCTGTTAAATGTGATGATGAAGGAAATATTGATTTAAAAGATTTAGAAAAGAAAGCAATCATGAATACATTTGAACTCTCTTGTATCATGGTTACATACCCATCTACTCATGGTGTATTTGAACCAACTATCAAAGATATCTGTAGAATTGTTCATGAGAATGGTGGTCAGGTATATCTTGATGGAGCAAATCTTAATGCACAAGTAGGACTTGCAAAACCTTGTGACTATGGTGCAGATGTATGCCATCTTAATTTACATAAAACATTTTGTATTCCTCACGGTGGTGGAGGACCTGGGGTAGGACCTATTGGAGTTGCTAAACATCTAACACCTTTTATGCGTCAACGTGTCTCTGCTATGCCACAAGGCAGTGCTTCTATCTTACCTATCAGTTGGATGTATATTCGTATGATGGGTCGTGATGGTCTTAGAAAGGCAACTAAGGTTGCGTTACTTACATCTAACTGGTTGGCATATCAATTAGAACAAGACTATCAAGTATTATATAAAGGAAAGAATGGTAGAGTTGCTCACGAATGTATAATAGATTGTCGTAGTCTTCCAGTAACTGCTGAAGATATTGCGAAGAGATTGATGGACTATGGTTTCCACGCACCAACCTTGTCGTGGCCAGTATTAGGTACTATGATGGTAGAACCTACTGAATCAGAATCATTGAAAGAACTACAAAGATTTGTTGATGCTATGAGTTTAATTCATAGAGAGATTTTTACTATTCCAGAAGTCTTAAAAAATGCACCTCATACTGCACAAGTTATAGGAAGAATAGATTGGAATAGACCTTACAGTAGAGAGACAGCAGTGTTTCCTATGAACAATGGTGACAACAAGTTCTGGCCAAGAGTATCTAGAATTGATAATGTATATGGAGATAGAAATTTAGTCTGTGCTTGCTCGTGAGTTTAGATACATACTTATATGATCCAGTTGATTGTCTGAAGGCAAAGGTAACTGACTTTGATGTCAGACCTACTACAATACAACACGTCAGAGATTTTGTAGAGAAGTGGCACTACTCTGGTAATATAAATGGACTTAGAATATCATACGTATTCGGTTTGTACTACAAGCACGAATTAATAGGTGCTATGTTGTACGGTTCTCTAGGTATGGCAAACACTTGGAAAAGGTATGGTCAAAGTGAATCTGATGTGATAGAATTGC